TCCAACTCTCTCTCCCAAGGAGCCTTGATCAGCCTGAACTGGCGGTGATCAGCCACGACCAGCCAAGATTGGAAACGATCGTTCCGGACTGTGACGGATCGTGGGCTGGCCTTGTGGGGGACATGGCTTCAGAGCTGCTTCATGTTGAGCTCATGCCTTGGCAGATGCATTACCTTGAGCGCGCACTGGGATTTACCCATGCTCCAGATGGACAGGATGATCTTGTGCACAGATCTTCTCTTTGTTCTGTGGCTCGACAAAATGGGAAGACACTCCTGATTCAATGCTTGATCCTATTTTGGTTAATTGAGATGCCGAAGATTCGGGGCACGAAGCAGACCGTCTTATCTACAGCTCACACTTTAAGCCTTGCCTGTTTGCTCTTTGATGAAATTGCACCAATCCTTGAAGACCGCTACGGCGCCAAGATCATGAAGTCCTTCGGTCGTAACTCGGCAACGATGCCGGATGGATCGCGCTGGTATGTGCGCGCGGCGAACCCTTCAATCGGACACGGTATGTCAGTAGATCTAATTTGCGCGGATGAGATCTTTGATATTTCGGAGATCACGATGGCTGGCCTGATCCCTACCCAGCGCGTCCGCAGGTCTCCTCACTTGGCGCTCTTCAGCACAGCTGGCACCGAGAGCAGCGCATTATTTATTAGACATCGAGAGAACGCGCTCCGACTAATTGACACAAACAATCCATCAAACTTTTACTTTGCAGAATGGTCGCCACCGCCAACAGTAGATCCAATGCAAGAAGCGTCGTGGTCGTGGGGAAACCCAGCACTCGGACACACTCTGACGATGGAGACTTTGCGCGCCGAATCCAAAGACCCAGACCGCTCTAACTTCTTACGAAGCTCTCTCAATATGTGGATTGCCAGCACCCAGAGTTGGATTCAGACCCACCTCTGGCCCGACCTTGAGTACGACGGCCCGATTCCTAGCGGCGGCGTGATCTCGGTAGAAGCGTCTATGGATGAGTCCAGATATTTTGCAACAAAGTCTGTCGCGCTCGGTGACGGTCGTACTTGTGTATCGGTCGCTTTCACTGCCGAGACTGCTAAAGAATTGTGGGCGCATGTTGCAGCTTTGGCGGCGGATCCTGCGATCAAGTTCATCTTTTCGCCCACTATTGACGCACACTGTCCACCGATCTTTGAGCGTCGGCGCGTTGTAATGGGCTACAAAGAAATTTTGCAATACACCCCCATAGTAAGAAACATGATTAGTGAAGGTCGGCTAGTTCACACTGGCGAAGCGATGCTTGCCGAGCATGTTTGCCGAGCGGTACAGGTCAGAACGCAGGGCTCCATAGCAGTCAGTTCGCAAAAGTCAGCTGGACCGATCGAGCTTTGTCGCACGATGATCTGGGGAGCGGCGGCAGCTGCACGCCCAGGCAACTCGCAGAAGCCGATGCTGGTAACTGTCAGTCAGTAACATCTTCTTGGCACTCGTCCGCTTGCTTGCCTGTCGTCGGGATACCGCAACTGACTGGGCGAGTGCCACCACAATCCGAGCGCAATGTGTAATCTTGTGCTATGGGATTATTTGATCGCAAAGTAAACAAGGCTGCTATCAGTCCCGCGCCTGCCAAAGCCGCTGCAGCTGGAGCGATGAACCCGGGCTACAACTCAAGCAATGTTGGCGCAAACATGATCGGTCAATATTACACCTACCGAGAAGGCCAACTTCGTGCGGCGGCTGTCTCCATCCCTGCAATTTCAAGAAGTAGAGACTTGCTTGCATCAGTGATTGGCTGCATGCCATTACAGATGTATAACGAAATGTGGAACGGCGAAGAAATGGAACGCGTCTATATCGCCCCCCGATCTTGGCTGCGTCGCCCAGACCAAACCGTTCCCTACAACTTTTTAATGGCATGGACTTTTGACGACTTGTATTTTTACGGTCGCGCTTTTTGGTACATCACATCGCGCACCGCTGACGGTTATCCCGCAAGTTTCTCAAGGCTCCCAGCGGGCTCAGTCACCACCACCGACATGGCAGGCCCAGTCTGGTTCGCACCTTCTAAAGAAGTTTATTTTCAAGGCGGACAAATTGACCCTGCAAACCTTGTGCAATTTTTGTCGCCAACTCAAGGCATGGTCTATTCATCGCAAGCCGCTATAGAGACCGCACTTAAGATTCAAGACGCGCGCGCGAGAAACGCGAGTAGCTCCATTCCTGCCGGGGTGCTTCGTCAGACTGGCGGTGAGCCTTTGAGCTCGCAAGAATTGGCTGATCTCGCACAGGCCTTCAATTTGGCTCGATCCACAAATCAGACTGCAGCGCTAAACGAATTTCTTACATACGAACCGACAACAATGTCGCCAGACAAGATGCTTCTCATCGAGTCTGCTAATTACAGCGCGTTAGAAACTGGCGGTCGTATCGGCAATGTTCCGCCATACCTGATCGGCGTATCCACTGGATCGTATTCATATCAGTCATCGCAACAAGCCAGAATGGACTTGCTATTTTTTGGAGTCAAGTTGTACGCCGATGCAATCGCAGAAACACTATCTATGAATAATGTTTTGCCTAACGGCACCTATGTCGCCTTTGACTACGAATCGTATTTAGAAGAAAACTACTTAGCAGACAAAATGGAAATGCCAGAATCAGAAAACACTCAAGAGGAGATCGCAAACTAATGATTAGATTCACAGCACCATCCGCCAGCATCGATGCAGCTGCAGGCGACGGAACACCATCACGAACCATCACAGGAATCGCAGTTCCTTACGGCGTAGCAGCAACAGTCGCCGACGGAACCGAAGTCATCTTTGAGCAAGGCAGCCTTCCAATCGAAGGCAAAGCACCGCGCCTATACATGAACCACGACAGCAATCAGGCCATCGGAATTGTCACCGAGCGCGTAGACACTCCAGAAGGCATGCTCTTTAGTGCCAAGATCAGCAAGACCGTTGCAGGCGACGAAGCCCTACAGCTTGCCCTAGACGGCGTACTGGACTCGGTATCTGTCGGAGTAAACCCAACCAAGACTCGAGCAAACAAAGACGGATCGCTGACAGTGTTAGCAGCCGACTGGATTGAATTGTCTATGGTGCCAGTTCCTGCATTTGCTGGAGCCATGATCACAGACATCGCAGCGAGTATCCACCACGAAGACGAAGAAATAAGTATCATAGAAACAGAACCTACACAGGAGAACGAACCCATGTCAGAGCCAACAGTCCCAGCAGTAGAAGCAACAATTCCAACTGCACCAATTCCAGCAAAAGCAAAGCGTGAATTTAAGATGCCATCGGCTGGCGAATTTATGGCTGCTTATCACATTGGCGGAGACACATTCTCCAACATGAACGCAGCAGTCGCAGAATTTTCCGCATCACAGCGCACCGCACTTCAAGCAGCTGCAGGCGATGTCCTTACCTCGGACACGCCCGGCCTCTTACCTGTTCCGGTGCTTGGGCCATTGGTGCAGGATCTAAACTTCTTGCGCCCTGTAGTCGAGGCTGTAGGCGCTCGCGCTTATCCTGACAACGGTCGTTCAAAGACTTTCACTCGTCCAACAATCACGACACACACAAGCGTCGCTGCACAATCAACCGAACTTTCTGCAGTGTCAGCGACCACAATGGTCATTGCCGCAAATTCCATCGGCAAAACTACTTTGGCAGGGCAAGTGAGTTTGTCCTCACAAGACATCTCGTTTACCAGCCCCGAGGCGATGTCATTGATTTTGAATGACTTGATGGGCGAATACATGATCGCATCTGACAACAAAGCAGCGGACGACTTGCTCAGTGCAGCAAACTCGTCGGGCGTTTGGGACGGAACAGTTGCCGACTTGCTCAAGAGTGTTTATGACGCAGCGAATGATGTATCGGCAAATCGTAACTGGATGCCGACACACATGTTCGTCTCTGTAGATGTTTGGTCACAACTCGGTCAGCTTGTAGACACGACCAATCGACCAATCTTCCCATTTATTGGCGCAGGACTTACAGGCCAGAACGCACTTGGCGGTGGAAGTGCAACATCATGGAACGGCACGCCACTCGGCTTGCAGTTGGTAGTTGATAGCAACTTTGCTGCAAAGACCATGATCATCACCCGAGTCGGTCAGGGACAAGGCGATGCTTACGAATTTTACGAAAGCATTCAGGGCCTGCTTAGCGTGGACACGCCTAGCACGCTGGGCAAAACCATGAGCTTTCATGGCTATGTCTCAACCTTTGCTGCAATCGGTGGAATGATCCGCAAGATCACACAGGCTTAGTCGAGAGCGGGGCTACCGCTCATGGCTGTTTACAGCATTACGCAGAAATACCTCATAGACAACTACGCCGTAGTTCAACTTCTTACCGATGCAGAAATTGAACTCGGCGCAAGTGTCGTCCTTGCCGGGGTAGATGCAACCTTTAACGGAACTTACACAGTCCGCGCATTACCGCAGTACCTCTATGTCGGCATAGATACCGAGGGCGATCTTCTTTACGATGTAAACATTCCCATCGCTAATCAAGTGCTGGTTGCAAAGACCGCTAGTGATGTTGCTCGCACTGCCGCTTCTGGCACGCTAACTATTACACAGACTTGCACTTGGGTCACTGCAGCAAATCTTGAGGACTGGCTAGGCATCGGCACAGCTACTGCAGCTGACGCCGCGTTTCTAACAGTGTGCGCCAGTGCAGCTTCACAATTCTGCTGGAGACGCCGAATGGAAGCAGGATATGTGGACTCGCTTACGACTGTCCCTTCGCAAGATGTATTCCTAGGAACCCAGATGTACGGTGGCGCGCTGTACCGCCAACGCGGATCGGTAGATCAATACGCTTCATTCCAAAACATGGGCGTAACCCCAGTGATGGGTCTGAACGGAATGATCCGCCAGTTGCTAGGAATTGATCGTCCGCAGGTCGCCTAATGGCTGTACCTAACTACACAGATCTCTTCAACGAAGGCTACGACGATCTAGTTGCAAAGCTCTCAACGGTCGTAGGGTTACAAGTCAATAACGATCCGCGCAATATCAGTCCGCCAAGCGTCTTTGTCAATATCGACTCTATAGACGGCTATAACTACAATGTCGCAAAACTCAACTTCACACTCCAGATCATCACGCTAGGCCCGGGCAACCTTGACGCCCAAAAAAGCCTGCTCAATATCCTTGCCCAGATTTACGCGTTAAACATTGGCGTCGTATCTGGACGCCCAACCAACCTAGACATCGGCGGCTCGACGCTTCCTGCTTATGAGCTGTCGGTCTCAACTGTCGTGCAGACTGCCTAATCCACACTCTCGGTCTCATTATGTGTCAAACTAAAACCAACACTT